CATCAGCACGCATAGGTTTATTAGAAACTCAAGTTACAGACGGATTAGCTGCAAAAGTTGATAAGGCAACTATACCAACATTAAAGTCAGATACTGCCTACACAATTAATAATCAAACAGATAGATATAATAGAATTGAATTTGACGCCTCAACAGCAATTACAGTTACGATTCCAACAAATATAAATGATCCGTGGCCAGTAGGCTCAAGCTGTGAAATTATGCAGGCTGGAACTGGAAAAATAACTGTAGTTGGTCAGTCTGGGGTAACACTAAGAGCCCCAGACAATCAATTTAAAACTAGAGTTCAGTGGAGTACTTTGATTCTTGAAAAAAGAGGTCAAGACGATTGGCTAGTATCTGGAGATTCTGATCTATAATGGGACTATCAAGAAAAAAGAGAAATATTGTATCTTCAAGGCTTAAGGCTTTTGTATTCTTCCAAGATAGCTTTAATAATTATTTTAAAGGCGGATGGAAATTTAGAAGAGGTCAATGGGTAGCTGGGTCTTCTACTGCATCAACAGCATATAGCTCAGCTCTTTATCCAATGGCTTCAGTTCCAATGAAAGATCCAAATGTAACTATTTCTATTAAGAATCCAGGAGTTGGATCAGGTGCCGCTCTTTGGGTAACAGATGAAGGTAACTGGTACGGATTAGTTTCTTCACAAGTAGCAAGTCCTGGAACGGGTGCATGTCTTTCTGTAAATCCATATAACCCTTGTGGCGCAACTAATGGTTGCGAAGGCACTGGTGGTAATTGTTATGGAAGTGGAGGCTGCTCAGGCACTGGAGGAAATTGTGTTGCAACTGGTGGAAACTATGCTGGCTCACAAGATCAGTGTGTAGCAGCAAATCCACAGTGTAATGTTGAATTTGGTAACTGTAATACATCTGGTGGAACCTGTAATCAGGGAGGATTTAACTGTAACACATCAGGTGGAAACTGTAAAGCAGCAACTGGTGGAAACTGTAATACTGGTGGTGGAAACTGTAGAGCAGGAACTGGTGGAAACTGTGCTCAATATGGCTGGTGCGGAGTCCCAACAGCCGTAAACTATTGGTGCTGTAATAGAACTAATCCTTATAACCCATGCCCAAGCCGTAACCCATACAACCCATGTGTCAACGTAAACCCATATAACCCATGCCCAGGCGTCAACCCATATAATCCATGTGTAAATATTAATCCATATAACTATTGCATAAATATAAACCCATATAACCCATGTGTTAACGTTAATCCATATAACCCATGTGTTAACGTTAATCCATATAACCCATGTGCGTATACTACTTCTGTAGATTATTATAACCCAGTAAATCCATGTGGATCTACAAATCCATATAATCCATGTGGCTCCGTAAACCCTTACAACCCATGTGCTGGAGTAAACCCATACAATCCTTGTGGTGCAGGTGGAAACTGTGCAGGAACTGGAGGATCATGCAGTTCTTATGCAACTACCTATCCAAGATATTTACAGCTTATTCGATTTACATCAAATGTTGCAACAGCTATATATACTTTCACTCTAGATGCAGTAACAAGCTATGTTCAGGTAAAGGGGCTAAAAATTCAAATATCAAACGCCACCAGAGGTGGAACTACAGCTACAGTAACAGCCAAAGCATATTCTGACACCGCAATGGTTACCCAAATTGGAAGTGATTTGATATATAACGCAACAGGTGTTAATATTGTAGCTAACTACGGAATAGTTGTTTCTCCAAGCAGCTATAACCAAGAAAGTTCACTTGGAGAAATTACAATATCGTGAGGAGTATATTATGACAGAAAACATCCCAACCTGGGAAAGAATAGGTTCAGGAGAAGGGCCTGCTCAGATTGCCTTCGCTTTGGTTTTAGATGGCATCGTTCAGCAAATTATGTCTACAAATGTAGCTACAGCATCTCTTTTATTAGAAGGACCACAAATCATAAGATGTAAGGATGACGCTGAAGTTGGAATGACAGTTGAACAAGCTGCGCTCTAAGTAACACCCTAATAGAATAGAGAAGTAATTGAGAATAATAAAGTTTATTCCGTTTGGCGGAAGGAAAAACCTTATGCCTCCATCTATATCAAAAATACCACAATGGTGGAAAGATGGAGAAACAGTTATATCTGTTGGTACGCCAGGTTTAAAATCATGTGTTCCGTTCATGGAAATAATGAAGTCTGGATATACAATAAATCTACCATTCGATATATTTGTTTCTAAAGGTGAAGACGGAAATGTAAGTTTAAAGTGGAATGCTCCAAATGAGGCTGGCTGGCCAAACTTTATTGAAGAAAGACCACCAGATCTTGGGAAAACAATTCCAAGACCAGCAGGACATCTTCCTAATGGATTTGTTTGGTCGTCACAATGGTCATGGAAAACTCCAAAAGGATATAGTTCTATAGTAACTCATCCATTTAACAGATTTGATTTACCATTTACTACAGTCTCTGGAATAGTAGATTCGGATAAATTCCAAGGAAATGGAAACATTCCGTTTTTTATGAAAGAAGATTTCCAGGGTGTAATTCCAGAAGGAACGCCTATAGCTCAGGTATTTCCTTTTAAAAGAAATAAGTGGAAGTCTTGGGTAGATGATTCTGTGGTAGAGTCTATTTATAAGAATCAAATAGCTAATTTAAGAGAGCCCAATGGCTCATATAAAAAGGCATTTTGGGTAAAAAAGGTCTATGAATGATATTTAAAAAGAAAAATAGGATTGAAAAAATAAATCCAAAAACAGATAACTTTAAGGAGCCAAAACCTTATCACGAAGAAAAAAAAATATACTCAATTGCACTAGTTTTAGACAATGAAGTTCAAGATATTCTTAGAACAGAAGAAAGACTATGGGCGATGTTAATGAGTAATCCAGTAATAGTAGACATTACGGACAACGAGACAAGACCACAATTAAACTGGGAATACAACGAGGAAACAGGGGAGTTCACAAATCCAAATGCAATTCAACCCAACAACGAAGAAGATCAAAGCTCTATCTGAAGATATTAGAATAGACTGGGAAAAACCTTCCCCAGCTTCAAAAGAAATACCTAAGTGGTTTAAAAAAATTGAAGCGGTAAATGATGAAAATCATGACATGACAATAAAGAAGTGCATCCCTTTCTTGGACACACTTACAACTGGATATATGTTTAAAACATCTGCAGATGTAATGTATGACGAAGAATATCATAGATTCTTAGACAATGGTGTATCTGAAACCGTTACACTTCATCCTACATTTCAAATAGAAAATATGGAGCTAGACAGCAATCTGCACCCACTTCCGTATAAGTGGATTAACAAGTTTATGTGGCAAACCCCTAAAGGATATAGCACCATGTTCTTGCACCCATTAAATAGAACAGACCTTCCATTCCAATCTATATCTGGGATTGTAGATACAGATGACTTTCCTTTATCAGTACAGTTCCCGTTTTTTATGAAAAAGGGATTTTCTGGTTTAATACCAGCAGGAACTCCAATTATTCAAGCCATACCTTTTAAAAGAGATGACTGGGATCTTAAGTTTCCAGATCAACAAGAATCTTACGAGTACGAAGGCTTTTGGAATTGGTTCCAGCCACCTATGGCAAAGTACAAGAGACAATTCTGGAAGAGAAAGCGCTATCAGTGAAAGACAAGAAAACTCCATGGGATATTTTTAAATCTAAGGGTCAAGAAAAAGTATCCTTAGAAGATGAAGTAAAAAAAGACTACATAAATGATGACGATTTCTTGGTACCAGAAAGAACTCTAGCATTTTACGCTACAAGAGATACCAGACATAATTTTTCAGATGTAATGGAAAGTTTAATTGGGCACCCAAATAGAGATTGGTTTGCAGTCACAGCATTTTCTTTTTGTCTTCCATTAACAATAGCAAATCAATATGGATTTGTAGTAAAGTCAAATTGGGATATGGAAATAACTTGGGATGGTAAAGCAGAGTCTTCGCCTCAGATAAAATCAGATGGTTGGCAAAACCATGATTCAATTCAGCCTATCATAGGAGATTTCGCAAATGGAATAATTAGCCTAGAAAATGCGTTTATAGTAAGAACCCCAAGAGATACGAATCTAATGATCATGCAGCCGCCAAATTACTTTATACCAGGACTTCACACAATGAGTGCAGTAGTTGAAGCGGACAACCTTAGAAGAAATTTTACCTTCAACATAAAGGTTACTGAGCCAAATAAGGTTATACATATTAAAAAGGGTGACTGGCTTGCGGCATTTATTCCAATACCAAGATTTTATGTAGATAGCTTTGAGATGAAAGACGCATTTAAGCTCTTTGGCGATGAAGTAATAAAAAACGAGCTAGAGTCCATGCATAAACTTGGTTGGGAAAGGAATAATCAAGACTATGATAAAATTAATGGTTCAGGAAGAAGATATTTTAAGGGCAAGCATGTAAATGATACTCCTTATAGAAATCATCAGAAAAGGGCGGGGTTAAATGGAGAATAGCGATATTCCTAAGTGGAAGAATGTCCCAGCTAGACCATGGGATTTGTTTAATAAGAAAATAGGAAGAGTCCCTTCTGAGGTTGCGGCTGAAAGATTTGAAATTTGCAAGGCTTGTCCTAGATATGTAAAATCTACACACCAATGCTTAGAGTGTGGATGTATTATGAATTTAAAAGTTAAGCTACCTAATGCCGAATGTCCTTTGGGTCATTGGGGCCAAGTAGACTTAGAAGAGAGTACAGACTTAGATAAGGAATAACGATTTATGCTTAATTTAAGGTATAATTAAAGCATGGCTACGTCATTCCCAACCTCAAAAGATACTCTGATTAATCCACAACCTACGGATTCACCAGAATTAGTATCACATGCCGCCCAACACGCTAATGCAAATGACGCAATTGAAGCGTTAGAGACCAAGGTTGGTGTAAACAACTCTGCCGACGCTACATCTCATGACTATAAGATCAGAGACCTTGAGTCTTATGCAATTAGCTATGAAACAGCTCAGGATGCCGCAGGAGCTCTTCTAGGACACACTAACCATACAAACCTTATAGCTACCTATGATGATGTTTTAAATGAAGTTAGACTTTCAGTAGCCGCTCCAGATGTTGCTAGAACAATTTATCAAACTGGACTAAATAATACTGGATCTACAATAGTAAAGGGTGTTCCAGTTTATGTTTCTGGATCAGTTGGGGCATCTGGAAAGATTAGAATTACTAAATCTTCTGCAGCTGCAGAGTCTACATCTACAAAAACATTTGGATTTACTGCAGAATCAATAGTTGATGGCGGAGAAGGTCAAGTCATTACAGAAGGACTTCTTACTGGCATAGATACTACTGGCGGAAATGATGGAGACCCAATCTGGCTTGGTTCAAGTGGAGGAACAGTATTATATGGAGTTGCTAATAAGCCAGTTGCGCCAAACCACCTAGTATTTCTTGGAATTGTTGTTCGTGGACAAAACGTAAACAATGGATCAATTTTTGTTAAAATTCAAAACGGATTTGAGCTTGATGAGATACATGATGTATTAATAAAGTCTCCAGCAAACAGTCAAGCACTTATATATGATTCAGCTTCAGGCCTGTGGAAGAATATAAGTATAAATGCTGGAACTGGCATAACAAAAACTTATACTTCCGTTCCACCTAATTATCGTGGAGATTATGATAATGGTGCATACTATGCTATAGATGATGTTGTTAGTATACCAGTTGGAAGCCCATACGGAATAGTAGGATCATACTTTATAAGAACAGGAAATCCAGGGAATCCAGGATATCCTCCAGAGCCAGGTGGAGCAACAAATGCTTCTTGGACTCTATTTAATTTTTCCTCAAATGTAACATTTGGAGTAGACACTTCAGTAATAGCAACTCAAACTTATGTAACTACAGCAATATCTAATTTGTTGGATGGCGCACCCGCCGCCTTAGATACTTTAAACGAGCTTGCTGCAGCAATAAATGACGACGCTTCTTATGCAGCAACAATAACAACTGCACTAGGGACAAAATTAAACTCAACAACTGCAGCCACCACTTATCTTGCACTTGCAGATACAGACGAAAGAATACAAGATGTAGTTGGAGGAATGGTTTCTTCAAATACTGAAGGCGGAATTGAAGTAACATATGATGACCCAACAGGTAAGATTAATTTTAGTGTTACCCCAGCGCTTATAACAGAGTTTGTAGAATCAGCACAAGATGCATCAGCTGCATTATTAAATCACTCAGATCATAATAAAATAACAGCTACATATAATGACGAAACAAATAAAGTAATATTAAATGTAGATGAGCCAATTAAGGTTAGTGTTTCTGCTCCAGCAAACCCATTAAATGGAGATAGCTGGTTTGATCACCAGACTGGAGTTCTTTATGTTTACGATGGCTCATACTGGATTGAAGTATCAGGCGGAACTGGCTTTACAGCTAGTGGTATAAATGACTTGCCAGATAGTATTGGCTATCTAGAAGGCGTCACAGGTAACGTTCAAACACAATTAAATGCAAAAGCTCCATTGGCTTCTCCAGCTTTAACTGGCACACCAACTTCTACAACTGCTTCTGTAGACACAAATACTACACAGATAGCAACTACAGCATATGTAATGGGTCAAGGATATGCTAAGTTGTCAGGACCGACATTTACTGGAACAGTTACATTGCCATCCACAACTTCTATAGGAACAATAACATCAGCGGAGCTAGGATATGTTGATGGAGTAACCTCATCAATTCAAACACAAATAAATACTAAGTCTCCTTCTGTTTCTCCAACTTTTACAGGAAACGTAGTTCTTCCCTCTACAACATCAATTGGAAATGTTTCAGATATAGAGATTGGGTATTTAGATGGAGTAACATCTTCTATCCAAACTCAAATAAATACAAAATTAGCAACTGCATCTTTTAGCTATGTAAATATGGTAAAGGCTACTTATGCAAATGTTGGCTCACTTCCTGCCGCTGCTTCAAATACTGGAAAGGTTATGTATGTAACTGCTGACGGATATATGTATTATTCAACAGGAGCAACTTGGGTAAAGATTGCAAAATTTAACGATACAACAGCTTTAACATATAATATTAATGCGCTTACAGATGTTGATACTGGAACCGTTGCCCCATTAGTAAATCAAGTATTAGCATGGAATGGGTCTCAGTGGGTTCCAGCAAATCAGAATTCAGCAACCCCATCAATAACATTAGATGACATTACAAATGTTGATTTTTCTGTTCCTCCTGAAACTGATGATGTTCTTACATATAATGGGTCAGAATGGGTTGCAGCTGCTGGAGGAAATTCAGTTGTAGAAATACCAGCCTTTGCAGATTTAACAGATATATTCCAAACAGCAGACATGATTGCTTATCCAGCAATAACAAGGCTAAACGTTACAGCAGCGGGTACGTCTGGATATGTCTTTGGAGATCAATATAACAATACAGTAAATCCAACAGTTTATGCTATATCAGGAACAACAATTGCATTTAATTTAAATGTGCCAGGTCATCCATTTTTAATTCAAACATCTGGCGGAGCTAACTCTAACGCAGGACTTGTGCATGTAGCTACAGATGGAACTGAAAGTGTTGGAGGAAATGCACAGGGTAAAACAGAAGGAACTCTTTATTGGCGCATACCATTCAATACTACTGGCAACTATAAATATCAATGCTCAATTCACGTTGGCATGAATGGAGTTATTACGATTAAGGATATTGCTACAATATGATGATGGAAAAAGTAGGTAACTTTGAATGGAAGGTTGAGGATAGCGAAAACATTCCTTTTCTTAATCTAACCATTAAAAATGTGTCCGAAAACAAGACGGTATTAATATCAGATGTAGTCTGGGCTACTGGACGAGAAGATTTCTTGTCTGGAGTATATAATACTGCAGTTGAAACTTTAAATGGAGCGAATCATTGCTGCTATGAAGGTAAAGTTTCTTTAGTAGAGGAGGCATAAAATGGCAACTTTTTTTCCAGCTAATCCAACTGTAAACCAGGAATATAATGGTTATAAATGGAACGGCGAAGCCTGGCGTATTATCAATGTTGAGAGAGAAACAGCTCAAGATGACGTTGCAGCAATGCTTACTCATGCAGAGCATCAAAATATTACAGTAACATATGATGATGCCAACAATAAGGTAATATTTACTGGATTTCCCCAGCTAACTCAAGAGCAGATACAGGACTTTCTTGCGCCAATGTTTACTCATGGCACAAATTCAAATATAACTGCTACGTACGACGACGAAACAAACAAGATGATGCTTGAGGCTACAATACCTCCTTCAAAAGCATATATGTCTGTTATGGCTCCAGCAAACCCTATAGATGGTCAAATTTGGTATGACACTGATGAAGCAAGATCTGGAGTAACTGGTGCATTAAAAATATGGAATGCACTTACAACTCAGTGGGTATTTTTAAATCCAGATTTATCTCAGTCTACAACTAATACCTGGACCTCAAACAACACATTTAGTAATGGCGTTATTATTGGTCTTGCTGCCGCACCAACTTCCCCAGTAGAAGGACAGATATACTACAACACTATTTTAAATAGTCTTAAAATATTTGATGGACAATTATGGCAAGACGTTCAAGGCGGAGGTGGAGGTGGTGGACTAAGTTTAACTTCTACTGACCTGACAGTTCCACCCAGCACATTCTTTGTTGGATTAATTGCTCCACCAACTGGCGCTACAAATCCTGGTGATTTGTGGATTGATATTGATGATGATGCTGGAGAGACAGAATTTATTTTTGCTGGACCCGAAGCACCAACAAACTATGGAACAGATACTCTGTGGATTGATACTGACGAACCAATAACAGAATTAATTTACAGTGCAAATGAACCAGCAAATCCATCTTATACTGGAGAACTTTGGATAGATTTAGATGATACTTCAGGACAATCAATTTTGTCTGCTAACACTCCACCGTCTCCTTCAGAAACAGAATTTTGGTTAGACTTAACATCAGAAGAAGGTTCCGTTCTTTATGCAAACGTGTCAGACTTGCCACCAGCATTAGATTCTTTAGGAGCTTTAGCTTATGTTAGTTCAAATCAATCTTTATATATTGGAACAGCTCAAGGCTGGAAGAAATTTTACCCAAACTATGATTCAGAAGCTCTTTCTTGGATGGGCTTTTGATAACTATTCATAGTATAATTAAGGCGAGGTATCAAACATGTCATTAAAACGTTGGAACGGCTCAGCTTGGGTTGTAGTAGCAGGATCACGTCCAGGACCACAAGGTCCTCAAGGACTTCCAGGTGCCGCAGCAACAGTTTCTATTGGAACTGTAACAACATTGCCTTCAGGATCTACACCGACTGTTGTAAATAGCGGAACATCAGCAGCAGCAGTTTTAAACTTTAGTCTTCCCTCTGGAACACAGGGCCCAGCAGGTGCCGCAGGTACCCCAGGAGCCCAGGGAACGGCAGGACAAAGAGGTTCCTACAACTATACTGGAATAGCAAATCCAACAGCCTTAAATCCATCCTCACCACTTGGACTAGATAATTATTTAAATACAACTACTGGAGATTGGTTTCAGTATAATGCGGGGACAACAACATGGACACTTCAAGGAAATATTAGGGGTCCACAAGGCTTACAAGGTATTCAGGGAGAAACTGGAGCGGTAGGACCTTCTGGCAATGAACTGGCAAATGCTATACTAGAGGAGACTACAGTTGCTAGAGTAGACGCATTGCTTAACCTTGGCTTGTATTATCCAAAATATACAAGTACACTAACTCAAACACAGCTTAACAGTAGATTTGCAGCATCAAGTTATTTATTTTAGGGAGAAAAAATGGCAAGAAGACAAATAGAAGAAACATACTATACGTTTAACCCAGCAACAAATACTATTGTTGTCCCTAGAATCATTCTTCAAGACCGCCTAATGCTTATTACCAATACCACTGCGGGTAAAGTAATTTATAATTTTGCAGATAACACAACAAATGCTTATAGTTTTACAGTAGATAACGAATTAGGATATGATCCAAAAACTACAATTGTATTAAAGTACAACTGTAATGGAATGAATGCTAATGACAAGTTGGCAATTATTGTTGATGAAGTTGCGGAGACAATGACATTTACAGAGCCTCTTCTAGACGCAGTAAATAAGCTTAGAGTAGCTCCACCACAATCACTTATCGATACAGACTTTGAATACGGTGTACAGGGTTCTAAGTGGGAAGCCCTTGTATTGACAGCAAATTATCCTTCATTCTTCTCAAGAGCAACTGGAGGAAACTCGTTTGACCTAGCCTCAATGGTTGGTGACGGAGCTTCTCCTAGATCATTAGTTACAGTTAACGTTATTTCACCAGCCACAGACCTTGCAGCTGGAGATGTTATCTCTGTACAGGATTCGCTAAACCCACTATCAGAAGGAACATACCCAATCCAATCAGTTTCTGCTGACGGATTCACATTCACATTTAGAGCATCTGGAGTAGTAAGTGGAAACCTAAGAGATGGAACACTAACTGCAGTAACAGGTGGAGGAATTTATGACAATGCTCATATTCCAGGAGGAAACGCAGCCGCAGGTTTAAATGGTTGGTCTGCATACTCTGATGAAGCAGGAGAGTCTACCATTACGGTTACAACAAGTAATCCACACGGATTGCTTCCAGGAACACCAATCCTTATTGGAAACCAAAACCCTGCATGTCCAATTTCTGGTACATGGAGAATATTTAATGTTTCTACTCCAAACCAATTTAAGTTTAAAATGACTTCTTCAGTAACAAACTCTTCAATGGTTACAGCTGGAGTAGGTTTGTATGCAAAGCCAAACGGATACGTCCAGCACAGACCATTTGACGGCGGAGTTATCTTGTCTACTACAGATAACGTATGTGGAGTTAGAGTAATTCGTCAAACACGTAGATACTTTAGATACCAGTCTGGTAAGGCTATGCAGTTCTCAACTGGTGTGAAGTTTACACCAACATTTGATATTGATGGAATTACAGTTGCAGGAGTTCTTCCAGGAAGCCAAACAGTTACAGTTCAGACTATTCAAGACCACGGATTACAACCTGGAGCAAAGATTAAGATTGAAGGTGTTGTAACTGCTGGATCGTATAACCCATGGAATGGAAAATTCGTAGTCACTAATATTCTTGGTACAAACTCTTTCCAATACAATATGGTTCTTACACAAGGACTTCAAGCAACAGATCAGTTCCCAGGCGGTATTGATGTAAAGGCAACAGTTTATGAGTGGGATGGAGCAGCAACACGTTGTGGTCTTTATAACGATCAGAACGGATTCTTCTTTGAGTATGACGGAACGTATCTATATGCTGTAAGAAGATTTACAAAGAAAGAATTATTTGGAAGACTATCAGTAACACAAAATTCAAACATTGTTACTGGAATTGGAACAAGATTTAGAAAGCAGTTGTTGGTAGGAGAGCAAATTGTTATTAAGGGTGCTAACTATGTAGTAGCTGAAATTTCAAGTGATACAAGAATTGCAATTACTCCAGCATATAAGGGTGCAACAAATGCAACCTCAAGATATTTGATCACTCAAGAAATTCGTGTTCCTCAAACAGAGTGGAGCATGGATAGAATGGACGGAACTGGTCCTAGCGGTTACACACTTGATACAACTCAAATGCAGATGGCCTATATCGACTATACTTGGTATGGAGCAGGATTTATTAGATTTGGATTTAGAACTACTGAAGGTAACATTGCTTATTGCCATAAAATGCCTAATAACAATACCAATACAGAAGCATATATGCGTTCAGGTAACCTTCCAGCTAGATACGAAGCAATTAACTCACCATTCTTTAATACAAAGCTAAAGGCTGGTGGAAATGGAATTGTAGGATCAGCACTGGCATCATCAGAAATTCTTATGTATGTAGATAGCATTAAGTTCTGGCCAACAGAAGGATGGTTAATTATCAAGGATAGCTCAGCCGTAGAACTTTGCTCTTATACAATTACAAATCCAGTATACAATCAAACAGCTCAGGGATATGCAGTTAATATTAACCGCAGACAGCCTATGACATCATTCTTTGGCGGAACCCCATGGGCCCTAAGCGGAACAAATAACTCAATTACATTTACTCCAGATTCAACTATTACAAATGGCTCTGGAACATCTCAGGTATCAGTTCAAACAATTACAAATACATGTGCTCCAGTTATTTCACACTGGGGATCATCAGTAATTATGGACGGAAGATTTGATGACGATAAGAACTTCATCTTCACCGCTGGTATGCAGAGATTTATGAACATTGCAGGTTCTGGTACAGTAACAGCAAAGGTAACTTCAAAGTCAGCAACCGCTGGTACAGCAACTTTAACAACTGCAGCTAACCACGGACTTCAAGCAGGATATCCAATAACAGTCTCTGACGTAAATACAAGAGCAGTTATTACTAACATAATTAGAACTTCAGCAACAACGCTATTGTTTACTACTTCTGGAGCTCACAATTTCGTAGCAGGATATAACGTAACATTAGCAAATACAGTTCTTACAAATAGATCTGCAACTAACACAATAGTGCAAAATGCAATAGTATCGGTTGCTAATGGAGTTAGAACTATTGAGACAACTCCTGCAACAAACCAATTTACAATTACTTTGGCTGGAGCTTATGGATACATTGGTCAGGTACAGGGACCAACAGCGCTAGCAACTGAATCTTCAACATTCAATGGTATTTATACAGTATCAGCAGTTACAGCAAATACAATTCAGTACAACATAACTCACTCAGGTACCGTTCCAGCCTCTATCGTAACTCCTAACGGAAGCGTTCAGCAGTCCTTCGGTTCTGCAGCGGTCCCAAGACCCTTGATTTCAATCAGAATTGCACCTTCTGCAGATAACGGAATTGGAAGAAACTACGGTATTCGTGAAGTTATCAATACAATGCAGCTGCAGCTTTCAGAACTAGGAATCTTGGCTCAAGGAACATTCCTTATTCAGGGTCTCTATAACGTAGCTAAGTTCCCAACTGGAGTAAACATTCCATCAGATTGGGAAATTAAGAGAGTCCCAGGTGGATCACTTGCACAGGTAATTTACCATGATGGAACTGGAGAAATTGGTTCAACCGTAACAACACCTATTACTACAGTGCAAGGCGGAGATCAGGCGTTTGCTTTCTACGTATCTGGTACTGCTACAGACTACAATACAACAACATTCAACCTTTCAAAGGTTAGAGATCTTGGAACATCTATTCTTTCTGGAAATGGTAACTCTACCGCTCCAGGATTCCCAAATGGTCCAGACATCCTAACAATCGTTGCAACTAACTTAGGTTTAACATCTTCAGATATTTCAGCTCGTCTTTCATGGACTGAAGCTCAGGCTTAAAAGGGAGAAAAAGTGCCAGACTATAGCACACTCAATGATGAAATCGCAGTCTTAAAATCTAAGATTGATGGATTAACATCGCAGACTCTTACAGCAGAAAGCATCATGTATGTTGCTGAGTCTCTAACAATTCTCGGAGAGCTTCTAGGGGTAAAAGACATTGTTGGAGCAACAGCTTCTGCTATTGCTGATGTTAATGATGCAGCAGCAGCTGCAATAGTAGTTATAAACGGAACCGCAAATGGTGCAGCTGTATCAAGCCTACAAACTCAATATACAAATCTTCAGGCATCTTATAACAACCTTGAGCCTAGAACCAATTCTCTAGAAGGGCAAATTAATTCACAGTCTTCAGCTATTGCAACAGCATCAGCTCAAGCAGCCGCAGCATCATTTAGTCCGTGGCAAATAATTACTGGAACAACATACCAAGCTTTTGCAAAAGATAGACTTATGGTTGTACCAGTTGCTACACAAGTAATTACATTGCCTCCTGGCCCAGCCAGAGGCGATGTAGTTGAAATTATTGATATTGCTGGAACGGCAGCAACAACAAACTTTACAGTAAATAGATCTGGAGAAAAAATAAATGGTCTATCAGAAAACCTTTTGTTTAACGTAAACGGAAGAGCAATTAAACTACTATACACAAATACAACATACGGCTGGAGGGTCATCTAATGCCAGATTTAAATTCAGTTCTAACTTTAGGCTCAGGACTTAAAGCAGCAGACTTAGCAACAATTGGTGTTACTGGTTCTGCACTAGGAATTACTCCAGCATCATTGGGTGTTGTTGATGCAGAATCTAGATTGTTTAGAGAAGTAACGGATGGAACCAGAAGGCCATTCTCTATTCCCACGATTAAAAGCCTGCATATGAGAAATAGTGGCTGGTCATATAACTTTTCATCAGGAGACGCTTGGACTAACTATCATAATTACCTTACTGGAGCAGGATCAAATGCTGACTCAGAAAGAGCTTTTTGGTTCGGCCTTGGAACAAATACAAGACAAAATACATTAAACTACTCTGAAACTGGAGATAATCGAGTAATTGAGTATGCTACAAATTCAGTTGTTGGAGGTTTTGAATTAACTTCAGGCCTTGATAACAGATCTAACTATTGCCCAATGATTTTTAGAACTATGTTTATTAGAAATTTTCATCCAACATTGTCAAAGACAATTACCATGTGGGGCCATTATTCAAACTACTGGTCAGCAGGATATGAGGGGTCAGGGGTAGCAATAGGAACTCCAAATGTTAATGGCTCATATGCGGCAGTAACAGATATTAACTGGTCAGTTCCAGTAAATAGAAGCAGTGGTAACTCTAACTATACATGGTCCTGGAGCGTAACAATACCAGCAAAAACAACAGTTGTTGTAGTACAGGCAAATACAGGATACTACTGGAGATCTAATCAGTATCTACAAAATAATAAATTTTATGATTTGCATAATACATTTACTGATTTTTGGGTTCAACCAGATCACAAGATGACTCAATCAGCAGCTTTATATAATGATGTTAATAATGAATTCAACGTAAGAAACTCATATAGAGTGTGGCAATATGCCGCATCACAGTTTGGAGATAGATAATGTATTATGTTAAATTTGGACCAGATGGATTCCATGAAGAATCAAAATGGGCAGAGGAATTTCCTGGAGAAGGATGGTATGCTGCTGGAACCGATATTACTGGAAAGTATTTTAAGCTTTCAAAAGAAGTAGCAGTTGCATTAACAAAAAAGCAGTTTGAAGACCACATGTTGTACCTTGGAAATAAAGCTGCTTTTGATGTAGCAAGAAGAAGAAGAAACGAAGCTTTATCTGAATCAGATTGGACTCAGTTACCAAACAGCCCTCTATCTGATGAAAAAAAGGCACAATGGGAGGCCTACAGAGAAGCATTAAGAAACTATCCAACATTATTGGAAAGTGACATTAATGCAGAATTCCCTGCAGAACCGCAATAATAGCGGCTATGCTATAATTAATACAAAGAGGTGGTAGTAAAAAATGACTGACTATTCAACACTTGGCACCCAAGTAACACTGGCCAAAAATAAGATTGATGCTTTAACAAGCTCAACTCTTGATGCCCAGGACCTAGTATTTTTAGCTAAGGCTTTAGAGACACTAGGAAACTTGCTCGGAGTCAACGATATTCTTGGAGTAACAAATAGCTCTATTACAAGCGTTCAAACCGCTGCCGCAGGTCAAGTCAACCTTGTTACTGCCGCTGGAGCAACACAGATTGCAGCAGTAAACACATCTGGTACAACTCAGATCGCACTCGTCGCAGCAGCAATTAGCAACTATACTTTATACGCAAACATGGGAGTAATATAAAATGGCTACAATTAGCTTACCAGCAAGACTATACAGCGGCGTAGTACCAAATACATCAACACAGATTTGGACATGCCCAGCAGGTGAAACAGATGTTATTACATCAGTTACAGTTGCTAACTTAACAAACGTTGCAAATCAGTGCACACTGAGCTTTGCAGGAACAGAATTCTTCAAGAACCTAGACTTGGCTCCACGTCAAATCACAGTACTTGATTTCAAGCAAGTTTTAAACGCAGGAGATGCAATTTCAGTATCAGCATCAGTAGCAAGCGCAGTAAGCTTGTTCATCTCTGGCGTAAAAGTAACAAATATCTAATAACATAAATTTAGGAGAAATTTAAATGGCAGTAGCAAATAGCACGATACAGCTAATCATTCCAGGTATTGATAAGCTTATTGCAGATAGCTTTACAACAACTCTAGCATCTAATGCTACTGTTACTGCTATTCAAACAAATATTGCTAACGCTGGAAGCATTACTGATATTCAGAATGCATTATCTGCATTGACTACAGATATTGGCTCTCTGCCAAATAAAGAGCCTCTCCCATACTTTGCTACATGGTCTAATAGAGATAACGATCCAAGAGCAACTATTTACAATAGCGATATGCGTGAAGTTTATAATGGTAAGCCAGATACAAATGCTGAAATGTGGTCAGCATGGACTGGAAACAACTATACAAACGGAAACATTGGTTCTAACGGTTGGACATCTAACTGGATGGGATCAACATCATTTTACCAAGCAGATACTCACTGGTACTTTAAGGTAAGTGAAGGATACAATAATCCAGGTTTTGCAATGAATCCAGATGGACAAGAGTCGTGGATGCCTTTCTGGGGTGTCATTATTGGAAACACTGGAAAGAGACAAAAGATTTCATTGTATTCAAATGGCTCATCTTTGAGAGTTATGCCAAGAGGAGTACAAAACGGAGACCTTGAGAGAATTGATTTAAACTCTACTACCTATGCTACTTGGTTTGGCGGAACCGAGTACGGAATGAACTCTTATAACGAAAGAACAGGAACCCTTGTAGTAATAGAAGCAAAAGACGGATCTAATAACTACCGTCTTCATAGATGGATTAATACTGGAACAAACAGATCAATTAATCAATCAAACTTTAAAGCTGGAATGCTACACAGATTTGTGTCAGAAGCAAAGGCTGGAACAACTATTGGTGGAATAGCTTCTTATAACTTCTACGACTTCCAGTGGCAAGCATCTGCTTCTCAAAACTATAATGAGTCAAGATACCGTATGCGTATTGTAGTTGGAGATAATGGAATTATCGGTATGCAGAGATTTGTACCTTCAAACATTACACACTATGCAACATATACTCCGTCTTCTCAAACATTAAATACATCATTCAATACCATATCAAATACAACTTCATATGGAATTGAGCAGGGTAACAAATACGGAGCTAGACATAATATTACCTGGGATAACTACTGGGTAGCAGCATATAACGTATACTACTACTATGGATCTGGAATGAACGTATTCTTTATTGATACTAGAGACCCTAGAAACTACTTTACTGGTCAATATGCCTCAACAGATAATGGATGTGCACTTGTACCATTTGATAGAAATAAGTTTATGTGGTCATATCACGTATCTAACTCTGACGGAGATTCTGGTCAAAGATTGGCAATCGTAGATCTTGAAGGTCCAAAAGCATATGGCAGAACATTATCTGGTACAATTGCTAATGGAGCAAATATCGGTCTTGACAAGAACGTTATGAATGGTATATTCGATACAAAGTATACAAGCACAAACTATACACTACTATTGCCAGTCCAACGCTGGCCAAGAAATATTTAAGGAAAGAAGGAGATTAATATGAAAATAAGCTTTATGCTAGGTGAAGGTTTTGTAGGTCAATTCCTTGAGAATGGTGAGTATGACTTGCCTATTGAGTCTGATCTCCCACACCGCTTTGAGTTAAGAGATGGCGTAGTTGTAGATAAGTACGACGGCGTATCTGATGACGAAGTAAAAAGAATTGATCATGAAAGAGCAATGGCTGAGCGTGAGGCAGTAATTGCTGCAGTAGAGGCTGGAGATGAAATAGAGTCAAATATTCCACCAGAGCTTCCATCACTAAACGCTGTTGCACCAGCAGAGGATAACGAGTAATATGCCAATAACACAAACACCGTCATCGATAGTTCCAGCTTTATGGACATACACATATGTTCAGGCACCTATTAACGGTCAAGGAAATCCATACTTTAATATTCCTTCACAGTTCACAGACCTTGGAACAAAGACATCTGGAACTCTTACATTAGACCTTAGCACATCAAATGTATTTAAGGTAATAGCAGGCGGAGCATTTACAGTAGCATTTTCAAATATTGCTGCGACAGCTAATACAGCACAGTTTTGGCAATTAGAGATTAAGGGTGGCGGAAGCTATGTTCAAACATGGCCAGCATCAGTAATCTGGGACGGTGGTGGAGCTTCAAACATTTCACCAGTCCTTTCTCTTGATACAACAGTATTAAATTTTTACACAAGAAATAACGGTACAACCGTTTACGGATCATACGCATATTCTGATTTGAAGATATAAGAGGAGCAATAAATGGCAATTTCAACTAGCAGTACATCAATAGACCTTCCTGGAATTGGAGCAACTATGGTGTCTAATTTAGACGCCGCTCTAAATGCTAGCCCAGTAATGCTAAATATTCTTTTAAACTCAAATATCTCTTCAGGTCTTAATACACTTACAACAACAGTAAATACGCTTAGAACTGCAGTAACAGATCTGCCAAATAAATATCCACTTCCAACTTTTGCAACATACGCAAACTATAATAATACTCCAGGATGGACTATCTATGATAGTGAAATGCAACCAATTGGTGGAGCAAACGGATCAACAGACTTTGAAATTCAAGCTTCATATACTGGACAGAACTACACTACAAATAACTGGTCTTCAAACGGAGTAACAAATAGCTGGTCTGGAGCAACTCCAATGCACCAACAAGACGGCGACTGGTACTGTAACATTCCAGGAAGAGGCTTTGGTCCAGAAGGAATTTTTGCACGTAACCGTTCAACCATGAACTCCTACATGCCATATTTTGGAACAATAATTGGAAATCGTGGTCTTCGTCAACAAATCTCAATTAGAAGTGCCGACGCTAACTTACAAATTATGCCAAGAGGCGCTTCAAACTATCTTGAAAACTTAAACTTAAACACAGCAACATATGCAACATGGGCTGGAGGAACAACATACGGAATGGTTTCTTATAACCAGAGACAACGCAAACTCGTACTTATTGAAGCTAAAGATGCTGCAAACAACTATAGAATGCATATCTGGAGAAATACTAACGTTGGAAGAGACTTAAACTCTGAGACACACGATGTAGGAACTCTACATCTATTCTTATCAGAAGCAAAAACAGCTGGAACTCCAGCCGCTACAACAACTGGAGTTTACTACTACTACAATGATTTCCAATGGCAGGAAAATAGCTCACAGAGCTACACAGAGTCACGCTACAGAATGCGTATAACTGCTGGTGATAATGAATTTATTGGTTTATCAAGATTCGTTCCATCAAACATAACTCACTATGCAACATTCCTTCCTAATATTGCAGGAACATCTGGAACACTAACTACTAGAGGCGGAATTGGAAATACAACATCATATGGCTGGGATCAAGGAGTCGAGTACGGAATTAGAAGCAATATAACCTGGGATAATAACTGGTTAGCTTCATACTCACCTTATTACTACTATGGCGCAGGAATGTGTGTAGTATTTAATGACACCAGAGACCCACGCAACTTTTACTTTGGAAGATACACTCAGACAGGAAATGGCTGCCAGCTAGTACCATTTAACGAAGATAAGTTCTTGTTTAATGATTCAGCAGAAAACTCTGACGGTAACGTTGGAATGAGACTCTCTGTTGTAGATCTAGGCGGAATCTTTGAGTTTGGTAGAGATGCAACTACATCTGGAATTGCAAATGGTGCAACTATTAACTTAAGACCAACCACCATGCTGTATACATTTGATACTAGATATACATCAACTAACTATCCAGGACTTATGCAGCCAACATCTTGGACGAATGGATAATAAATGTATTATGCAATTATTAAAGCCAATAAGATAGAAAAGTTTGGCACTCTAAAAGACTTATTCCCAACTTCTGGATTTCCACCAACTGGACCAGACGAATCCTTTATGACAGATAATGATATGCACAAGGTGCTTGAAGTTATTGATCATAAATCTACGACTCACAAGCTAGTTTACTGTGACCCATATATACTAGAAGATAAAGTTTACTGCGTAGTTGCAGAAAAGTTTACTAAGGCGGAGGCCTCAGAAAATAAAGATGCACTAGCTGCATTTGAAGCATTACAGGGGGAGTAATATATGCTAAGCAATCAAAGATCTATTTATAAGAGAGCTAGATATAGTCAATTTGGACTTAGTATGTGGATTGATGCAACTGCCATTGATAATATTCAAAGAGATGTAAACCAAAAAGTTTCAGTATTTGAGGATAGAAGTCAATACATAAGACATCTAAGTCAGCCAACCCTAGCAAACAGACCAACATTTATTCCATCTGGAATCAACTCTCTTCCATGCGTTAGATTTAATGGGATAGATCAATTTATGCTTTTTTCTGATCAAACGCTATCATGGCTTACCGCCTCATCATTTACAGTTTTTTACGTAGCAACAAAAACATCACAAACCTCTAACTCATTTGTCCTTGGAGGACAATCTGCTGGTACAAGAGCAAACTTAGCTTCTGGATATTTGGCAGCAAATACACACAGAATAGTTTTTGGTAATGATGATGCAAGCACAATTGTTCCACTAAAAACACCAGGACAGCCAGAGCTTTACACGATATCTTTTAATGCAGAAACATTAGCAAGAGTTGTTAGAAGAAATGGAAGCGTAGTTGGAATTGGATCAGCAGCAGGCTCACTAGCTGGAATGACAGGACAATCAGTAGGAAGATACCTAACGTCATACGGACAGTTTGATCTTGGAGAATTAATTATTTACAATAGAACACTTAGTGATTATGAGACAGGCCAAGTAGAGCGTGACTTAATCTCAAAGTGGACAATTAGCTAGGAAAGTAAAGATGGCATATATACCAACAAGATTTGCTGGTCCAGTAGCATTAACTACAGTTCCTATGTTGCTATCAACATTTTCAACATCAGGAATAGTAAAAGAATTTAATATGACAAACACAAGCAGCGGAGTCCTTTATTTTTCTCTTGCTGTTGTTCCAAGCGGAACAGAGTACGGACTAGATTCTCAAAAGATATATACTCTTGTTCCAATTTCTGGCAAT